GTATACCAATGCACCCTTTACATGAATTGGTGTACCCTTCTTGTAGATACTTGCATTGTCTGCATATTCTCCAAGACCATTAACTGATCGCGGGAAAGAAATGTCTTCAACAGGCAATTTCTTAAAATCTTCACGAAACTGCTCAATAAACTTGTGAAGATCGCTTTCAGTTTGAGTCATGATGATATTGATTGCTTCTTTAATCTTCGCGCGACACGCAGAAGGAGTAGAAGACTTGACAGCCTCAAGACCCATGATCTTAAGTTTAGGTTTGGCATAAGCAACACCTTCACTATCATGCACATTTAGAATGTATCGCTTTTTGGCAGTCCAGATTGCCTTATCAGCAAGAGACTCGCGTTTCATTTCCATACGCTGCTGAAATGCATTCACATAATCAGCCAACTCTTGATATGACGAGTCAATGAATGGTTGAATCTTATCATCACAAACCTTGTTCATGAATTTGACAACTTTCTTGGTGTCAGAAGTGTCAGGATAAAGTTTCTTGATTAGCGGACCCATGTTCAAATAAATTGAATCAGTATCCGAAGCGATGACATAATCTTCATCTTTGGTTTTGAGAAGATTGTTCATATACTCATTGATCTTCTTCTCAATCCAACGAATCGACAACTGACCTGCCGTTGTAATACCTTCAGCGATACGAATATCAAAGAAGCGGAAGTACTGATTGCCCAGTGCACCGTAAGCAGAGTTTAGAGTAACCTTCTTTGCTAACTGAAGATTGTTATATCGAGCAACTTGTTTCTCAAGATAGTGAACTTGATTCTTATCATCAAGAACAGTCTCAATCTTTTTCTTCGCCTCAAGAGCCAACTTCTTATACCGAGTGCGGTCTTTGTACATTGTATCCATAATCTCAGGCAATACACCCTGACCTTTATTCATATGAAACAACTGACCATTCGGCGTTACAGTAGCACCAAGATCTCGCAAAATTGAAGTATCGACTTCTTGATTAAGTAGTGATTCAACATTAATATTGCAGTTCTGAATGAGCCCACGCATATTGTCAGTATATTTCGATGGCTCAATGAGAGTCTCCATCGAAATATTATACTGCATGATCAAGTGCGGATACAGACTATTCAAGTCAAAGGATGCAACCCACTCATGCATGCCAAGGATCGGATCCTTAACATAAGCACCCTCATACTGCGAACTCTTTGAGCCTCGCTTCATTTGAGGGATGACAATCTTCTTTTTCAAAAGATAATTATAAACAATCGCATCCCACATACGAACCTGCGTGAACACATCGTCATAGTTTACTTTATTGTCATAAGCAAGAGTCAAAGCCAACTCAATCAACTTCATCTTGTCTTCGAGTTTCTCGACCAACTCGACATCCTTGATGTTATACTCAATAAACTTTTGATAGTCGTGCTTGTAGAGTTGATGCAGCGTTTCGAATTCAGAGTAATCTAATTTCTTTTCGCCCAACTCAACATGCGCAATATTATCAAGACGATAAGATTCTTGCTGCGAGTAAGTGAACTTGCGGTACAATTCAATGTAATCAAGAGTTGCAACACCATCAAGATCATAGACTTGATGCTCGCGATTCATCACATGCGCTTCACGCACTGACAATCGATTCCAGGGAGAGAGTTTCTTGGCTTCTGCCTCACCAAGAAGTTTGGTGATACGATTTACAAGATAGGGGATGTCGAAGAACTTGATGTTCCATCCTGAGACCACATCTGGGTGGAATCTTGCCCAGAAGTCGATAAATCTTCGTATAAGGTCTGATTCGTCTCGGCACTTTGCATAGTGCACATCGTCACGGTGCTTGATATAATCGCCACAGCCAAACACAAAATAATTACCCTTGAGTTTAATAGTGATGGCTGTGATTGATTCGTTGGCATCTCTTGGTTCAGGGAATCCGTTTTCAGATCCAACTTCGATGTCGAGATAAGCGATAGTAACTTTGTTAATATCCCAAAGAATATCATCAGGATAACGATCGGCAATAAAAGCATACTCATAACGATTATTACCAAAAACAGGGAAATTATCGACACTTTCATACCTCTCCAAAAATTCTCTGCACTCAGGAATTGTTCCTGGTTCAATTGATTTGACAAACTCTCCACTCAGAGTCTTGTATTCTGTTTTCTCATTTGCAATGAGATAAAAGGTCGGACGGAATTCAACTTTCCGTCTGACCCTCTTATCATTCTCGACACCACGATAGAGGATATATCTTCCAGATACCGAGATGTTTGTATAGAAATCAGCCAAGCATTACCCCAGAATCAAATCTTTAGGAGGGACAACAATTCCTGCCCCGAAGATTTGATTATACCCGTTTTTCACTTCCTCGGCAACATCACAAATGACAATAGTTGATTTCTTGCTGATTGTGAACGGACCATTGCTTGCTTGCATCCACGGCATAAAGCCAAGAACTGGTCCCTCTTGTCGTCGCTGCATCACAGTTGCAACTGGGTTTTTAAATGTGACCAATTCGTCTTCATTACTTGTAATTTCGACTACTAATTCCTCGCCAGTTACGAGTTTGATTGCTTTGATTTCGCTCATTTTGTTTCACCTTTTTGTATTTGTCAAATAAATCTTTTTGCTTTGGGTTTTGTTTTTCACCATTTAAATATAAAGTATCGTGAATTATAACCCATGTATCTTTACCAACTCTTAATTGCCAACCATTAAAATCTAATATCTCTATCTGTTTAGAGACAAGAAGATCGCGGAGTTCTACTAGAGAGTGCATTATTCGCTATCAGATGCGTCGCGATTCTCAGTTGAATGTCGCTTCAACTTGAATCCAACATGATTAGCATGAGCAGCAATCATTGAGCGACGAAGATCGCCGCGAGCATGTTGATCTCCAGTCCACCCATATACTTGACCCATTGTAAGCATACGCTTTAAACTGCGTGGAAGTTTTGCATTAAAAAAGTCACTACGATTTGCCATATGAATTCCTATACTCTAATGTCACAAATTAAATGGATACGATCAATGTTTGAGTTATTTACAACTGAATGTGACATCACATTGTTAATTTCAAACACCTTTCCTTTTGTAAAGGGAAACTTCTTTTCGTTTATATAAAACTCACAATCTTTATGCGTAATAATCGGAAGATGGCAACGATGAATTGTAGCCAATGTTCCACCATCTGTGTGCGTTGGTATCTGCGCTTTTGCAAATAACTTAACAACCATCAGCGTTAAAATCTTTGCATTCTCACCAAAATGTTTTCTAATTTGTTCGCCAGCATCAAGGACTGCTCTGTTAAACGAAGGCGAGGTTGTAACTTTACGGCGACCACCAGCAAAAAATAATATAATGGATTCCGTATCACCATGACCATCTTTAAATGCTTCCTGCCTCATTTTATCAAATTGCCAATCTTCGATAGTGACCTTTGATAATTCTTTCTTTATTACAGAGACATCATAATCAAAAAGATATTTTCTCTCTGTTCCAATATCCATTATGCCAAGAGTTCCTCACACTTTGTAACAAATCTTTCAGTTTGACCTGGATGAAAACTCTGATACAGATGCCAAAACATTTCCATCTCTGGTGTTCCAAATGTTGTGCCGATACCATACTTCGGCATACCATCTGCAAGATCCCAATATGGCGGTGCATCTTTTGGTTCCCAATTCATACGAATCGGTGGAGCATCATATCGCAGCGGCATCAAGATCTCGACTCCAATATTACTCTCTTCTGCTCTAAAAGTCAACTCTTCTGCAACATCGCCACGATAGTTTGGCATGAAAGACGGATTGCCAAGTTTACGATAGAGTTCAACAGTAAATGTTATATTATGTGGTGCAGCAAATACATGCTGATTATTTTCGATATGATTGCTTCTTTGAGCAGAACCAATTACTTTGCCTGAATAAACTTGCTCAAAAAAGTAATCTAGCGCATTATCATTCAACGGAAGCGCATCAATATCCAAGAACATGATTGCATCATGCCCTCTCTTTTCGAGCATATCGACCAACTTATCCATCGTAAATCCAGGAGGTGCTTCAGTAAGAACCTGATAGTGAAAGATCTTGGATTTGTTATATTTTGCAACAACTGCTTTCTGCAACTCAACCATCTTTGGCTGAACATTGTTCATAAAGAGAGAAGCAATACATGGGTTTCTTACTTTATCCATACAAATTTATCCTCACCTTTTGGAATTACTTTATCTTCTCCGAATGCGTCGAAGACTGCTCGCTTCACTGGTTCATGGAAAAAGTCATCACCAATCAAATATCCACCAACCCTTAACAATTCACTGTATAAATGCAAATCATTTCTCACTGAATGGTATTCGTGACCCGCATCAACATAAATTAAATCTGGACGAAAGCCCATCGCATTAAAAATGTGAGCGGCATTAATAGAATCAATTGCCAATGGAGTAATCCAATCCTGATATCCTCGATGCATTACATTTGATAAAAACTGTTCATATAATTGCGGGCGACCATTCTTAAGAATGGGATGGATTGGTCCATACATTTGAGTCCAGTGTTCAAAAGAACCAAGCCAAGTATCGACGCATATGATTTCAAAGTCGCGATGACCAATTTCAAGAAGAATATCTGCCATATGAAATGCAGATGCCCCTTTCCAAGTTCCAACCTCAACAATGAACTTTGGTTTTAATTCAGTTAAGACTTCTCGAAAAACTGGACGATGGCTACCCCATCCTTGCATGTCTGGCGACAATGGATGAAAGTCTTTATATGGATCATGCTCACCGTAAATTTTTTCTCTAAACTCTTTCATTTCTCTAACACTGCAATGTATAATCCATTATGCCAGCCAAGATCCTCGCGATTTTTAATCGTATGGCTATATCCCAATTCCCATTCTTTATGAATTTTGAAGTTTAGATCTTTGAGTGCTTTTCTTGTGCCTTTGACTGCTGGTTCATGAGCCCAGTCATCAACAATAAAAATAAATACATTTGCTAGATTTTTATAGTAGTATGTAAGTGCCTTTTCATGCTGCCATTCGTAATGACCACCATCATAGAAATAGGTGTTAATATTTTTCAATGCTTCTGATTGTTCTGGTTTTAGATTGAAACTGTCATTTCGAATTACAGAAAAGTTACCAATTCTGTTCTTTTTGCATTTCATCAAAAAGTCTTTAACGATGTCATCATTAGAATATGGCGGATCAAACTCATCGATAGCGCAAGCAAATTCGAATTGATTTTTGTACAATGCAGATATGAATGTTGATCCGCGATGAACTCCGATCTCTAGATATCGAGTGTCTGGATGAACCATCTCATTGAGAAACATTCTAACTTCATTCGTAGACATTCCTTTGAGATCAAATACATCATCAGTGAGTTTACTTTTTGGCAATTGACCAGTCTTTTTAAATCGTTCATGGTCTAGACCATGGTCAATTGCACGCTCAACTCTTTGAATATATTTTTGTACTAATTCTTCCATGGAAGTTTACCACTATGTCTTTCAAGCATTTTCTGATTGCCTTGAATAAAGAAATCTGCTTGCACTGATAAGCCAGTATTGCCAACTCTATATTTTACCGTATAGTCCCTTGTGCAGTCAAACTTTAGTTTATTATTTGGATGCATAAGAACAGCAGCAATCGCTCGATCAATTTCCATCTGACCTGGCTCACGAAACTTGCGATACCAAACAGGCGTGATTGAAACTGCATGCTGTTTCTTTACGAAATAACAATTCACATCAACGAAAAAATCTTCTGGGTGAAGAATGCTTGCCCATAAACCAAGAGATTCGCAATCATCATTGCAAAGAATCTGATTGTCTTTGTCGATAATCTTTCGGAAAGAGAATGCCCAATCTAGATTCTTTTCTTGGACTAGTTTAACAAGACTCTCAACATGATTCGGTGAAATCATATTAT